ATTAAATTGATGAATAATTATTAGAATGTAATTAATTAGAATTAACCTAAAAAATGAATCAATATTAAATGTCAGAAATCTCCCATAGAAGTGAAAAAAAGTAATAATTAATAATTTAATAGCCTGTTCAAGAAATTAAAAAGCCATAAAAATAACAATAAATTAACCAAACTGAATAAAGTGAAACATTAATTACTTAATAATAAGTAACATTAGAATTTATTAATATATAAATAAATATAGATTTAAACAGGTAAATCGGAGAGTTCAAATGTCTCGTGGTACAAATTTACAAGAAATGGAAGTAGGCACAAAGCAATCCAAGACTGCCGTTAATGCTAACGCTAAGGCAGCAGAACCAATGCCAAAACTTGCAGCAGGTGCTGTTGCAGGTCAAACAGGTGGTTGGGAAGATTTAGGCGGTCCTACTCCAGAAAACTATAAAGCTGATGACGATTCAGCAAAGTTAAAGGAACCAGGCGGTCTCAAGTCAGTTTCTGCTGTCACTAAGGGTGCTAAAGGTGCCGATTCTATGAAGGGTCTTAAGAAGTCAGATGCCATCAAAGAAGATGAGGATCTGGAAGATGAGGACCTGATTGAAGACGAGACTGATGAAGAAGAAGTAGAAGAAACAGTCACCGAAGCTAAAAAAGCAAAGAAAGGTGAAGATGAAGATGAAGAAGGTGATGAAGATGAGGATGAAGAAGGTGATGAAGATGAAGATGAAGTAAAGAAAGAAGAGTTTAACATTGATGAAGACCTTGAGGCTCTTCACAGTGTTAATGAAGAGGAAGGTCTTTCTGAAGAGTATCAGGAAAAAACCAAACTCATCTTCGAAGCAGCACTCAGAAGCAAGGTTTCTGATATCAGAGAAACCCTTGAAGAGCAGTATGCAGTTGCTCTTTCTGAAGAGGTTGAAGAAATCAAACTTCAACTTCAAGAGAGAGTTGATGCATATCTTGAGTATGTTGCTGATGAATGGATTAACCAAAACGAACTTGCTATTGAGCAAGGAATTAAAGAAGAAATTACCGAGTCATTCCTTGCTGGAATGAAGGGTCTTTTTGAAGAACATTATGTATCAATCCCTGAAGATAAATATGATGTGCTTGAGAGCATGGTAGATAAACTTGATGAAATGGAGACAAAACTCAACGAGCAAATCGAAAGAAACATTCTGCTCAATAATCGCCTCTCCGAGTCGGTTGCAGATAGAATTTTCGATGAGATCTCTGAAGGACTCGCTGTCACTCAGAAGGAGAAGCTCGCCTCACTTTCCGAAAGTGTAGAGTTTGAAAGTGAGACACAATATCGTGAAAAATTAGAAACTCTGAAGGAATCATATTTTCCTTCAAAGAAAGTTTCTGTAGAAGCAAAGACTGAAACTCTTTCTGAAGGAGTAGACGTTGCAACTGAATATCATTCAGATTCAATGAATGCTTACTTGAGAACTCTTTCAACTGTTGCTAAAAAGTGAATTTAATATTATTCAAATAAAAACTAACACACTTACAAAAAGGTAAAAGCAAATGTTCCAATCCGAGCATCTGCAGGAAAAGTGGGCACCCCTTCTGAACTATGAGGGTCTTGATCCAATCAAGGATTCACACAGAAAGGCTGTAACCGCTGTCCTGCTCGAAAACCAAGAAAGATTTTTAAGAGAAGAATCATCATTCTCTTCACAAGGTTTCCTTACCGAAACCCCAACAGTTAATACCGACCCATCCGGAACAGGCAATGCAGGTTTCTCTGGTGCTGGTAACCAAGCAGTAGCAGGTTTCGACCCTGTTCTGATCAGCCTCATCCGCCGTTCGATGCCTAACCTGGTCGCTTATGACCTCGCAGGCGTTCAACCAATGAACGGTCCTACTGGACTTATCTTCGCAATGCGTTCGAAGTATAACAACCAGAACGGTACTGAGACATTCTACAATGAAGTAGATACCGCATTCTCTGGTCAACCAAGCGCAATTGGTGCTGGTGGAACCGTTGGTATGGGAACCACTACACAAGGAACAGGAGATAATCCAGGTCTTCTGAATACTGATGGTCAACTTGCATATAGAGTTGGTCAAGGTATGAAGACTTCAGAAGCTGAAGCACTTGGAACTTTTGAAGGTCCACAGTTCAACGAGATGGCATTCTCAATCGAGAAGATTCTTGTTGAAGCAAAGTCACGCGCTCTGAAGGCAGAGTACACTCTTGAGCTTGCACAAGACCTCAAGAGCATCCACGGTCTGAATGCAGAAGCAGAACTCGCTAATATTCTTTCTAGCGAAATTCTTGCTGAAATCAACCGTGAAGTTATTCGTACCATCTATAAGGTTGCAGAACCTGGTGCTCAGAATAACGTTGCTACTGGTGGTCAGTTCGACCTCGACATCGACTCCAACGGACGTTGGTCAGTTGAGAAGTTCAAGGGTCTTCTGTTCCAAATCGAGCGCGATGCTAACGCGATCGCACAAAGAACTCGTAGAGGAAAGGGCAACGTTATCATGTGTTCCGCTGACGTTGCTTCAGCACTGAGCATGGCAGGTGTTCTCGATTACACCCCTGCTCTGAACGCAAACCTTAACGTTGATGACACTGGTAACACCTTCGCTGGTGTTCTGATGGGCAAATTCCGCGTTTATATTGACCCATATTCAGCAAACGTATCTGACAACCAGTATTACGTTGTTGGTTATAAGGGTTCTTCACCTTATGACGCTGGTCTCTTCTATTGCCCATATGTTCCCCTCCAAATGGTTCGTGCCGTTGGCGAGAACAGCTTCCAACCAAAAATCGGGTTTAAGACTCGTTATGGCATGGTTGCTAACCCATTCGCTGAAGGTCTCGACAGAGGTGTTGGAGCACTTACCGTTAATAAGAACCGCTACTACAGAAGAGTTCTTGTTAAGAACCTCATGTGATCTAATTCACAAG